CCCTTACATATTGCCATATGGCGTCAAACCAGTGATAATCTGACGGAACAGCCCCAGGTGCACCGATTAACATGTAAGTTTCATCAGTACCACCAAGAACAACTAACTCATGCTCATTCAAACAACCAAATCCTGTTCTTGGGAATGATAATATTCTCTCCCTCGGTATCTTAGTTACCAGTATTAGTGGGTGATTCTCAAAATCACCAGCTGTTGCAAAATCACAAGCTGTATGCATATCTGTAGAAAACGAGGACATTGGTTGCAAGAGTATATCATGCTCTTTGATAAATGTATTCTTAACCTTGATTGACTCTGTCTTCCAACTATTGACTTTGTCAAGTATTTCTTTAGCTTTTGCCCTTCCAAACGTTTCTACTAACACCTTCTCATTAACTTCCATACCACGATACGCTATAAAATAGTCCACCCCAGCCTTCTCCAACTCACGTTGCGTTATTTCATACATCTGACGTAAGAACACCCGAGCGCCCTTCTTAACCAGTGATCTATCTTTAGGAGACAAACTGTTCAGAAGTGCTGTCACTTGCTTCACTGTTTCATTAGTTATCGGATTAGAAGTAAACACCTTCAAAGTCTCATTCGATAAATTAAATTCCTCTTTTGCCATCATTTGCAAGAACAAAGATACTGGATCTGTGTCAGCACTTGTCTTCGCCCACTGGTGAATAAGTTTTGCTTCTCTGCTTCTATAAGAACCATAGGGTGTATCTTTAATGCCAAATATCCTACAGAAAGTGTCATACGCTTCCTTGTCTTTTTGATCTAAGGACTTCATGGCCTGTTGCAAAACATTCTCTACATGCTGTTTAAGCTTAACTGCCCAGTCCTTCGGATCCCCCCCAAACTCTTCAGCTGCAAACGAAATCATATCAAATTCATCACGACTTGCCAGAAGCTCTTTAACGTTAGGAAACTCAAGCTCTCCAAGTCCTTCAGCTTCTTCAGGAACAGCTTCCTTGATTGGAGGTTTCTGCTTGACTGGAACAATAGTACACCTGCAATTCGGATGAACTGGTATTAGGTTCTCAACCTCATCTAAACTGTATTGCTTTCCCTCCAAACCTGCACAATCTGGACACACTCTGCCGTCCTTGGCCGTGGCCAACTCAGCAACCACATACACCCCTTCAACTTCCCAACTCTTCATTTCCGCTACTTTAGCTTGATGGTGTGCTCGTATGATCTCAGTTCTTGCCAACATTTCCGCTCTTCGTTTAGCAGGTATAAACCTACCCAAAGTGTCGGTTATCCCAAGATCAGCACCAGCACCTGACACTACCTTGTTCAACATTTGTGCCAACTGTCGAGGGTTACGTCCTTCAGCCATTCCTAACGACAAAACTTGGCTTATCTGATTTTCCATAGCATCGGTGATCCCCTTCAGCCCAGAATACGTTCTTGTGTATAACAGCCCTATTCTGTCGGCATGCATTGGGCCATTCAGAACAACTCCAAGTCCGCCTTGTTTCTCAAGTTCAGGAACATCATATCCAGCCTTTATTATCTCACTACGGGCCTTCATTAACCCTTTCTGATACGCACTTTGAATGTAAGTGTTAGTCCAAGCCTGTTCTATCGCCTGTCCTAATTGTTCCCCTTGTTTAACCTCCAACAACCCGTCCCGCACTTGTCGGTCTAACCAGTCCATGAATGCAGCAACCTTATCTTGACTACGTGGGAAATTGAAGGCCCTGTTAAGTGGGGCGGCGTAACCACTCAATTCATTCAACCCGAAACAATCCCTATCAACAATCGCTTCCTTGATATCCTTGATAAGGTTACCAAATCGTTTCTTGAGTTCACGAGCAAACTGGTTACGAATAGCAGTCGTGTGTGTGGGGTCGTAACTGCGTAGGATCTTTCTCTTGTTTACTGCAAACTTAAGATTACTGCTCTTCTTCTTCAACGTCGCCTTCTTCAAGTAGGCCCTCTTCCTCCTCAGGTAATTCCTCTGGTTCAGTCAACACGCCTGCTTGCTCTTCCTCAACCTCACTCATTCTAAGTTCGTCTATCCATTCAATCTCCTCATCCTCTAACGCCATTACGTATTTGTAGAACGCCTCTGGAGGTAGGAAGTCACTTGCCCCTGGGCTCATGACATAATCCTTCAAAGCAATGGCTCGGGTCTGTCCGATAGCAACTTTATCTTTTTTACTTAAACTCCACAAATCTTCCCAAACTACATCATAACCATCTGAAGGTTTAGGCAATGCCCCAACTTCGATGCACCTGTCAATAAACGGCCTTACAATTACAGGCTCAGCATATTCAGTTCTCCTATCAGCGATCAAGGTCAGCCAATTATCCCAATCCTGAGAACTCGCTAACTCCCCACGTTCACTGCCCATTAAAATACGCTTCGGGATACCAGTAACTGCGCTTATCATAGAAACGATTGCATCTATATTGCTACTCGGGTCTGCCACCTGTTGGGCCAATGATTCTAATGATATCCCCTTGTTAATGATGAACCTGCGTAAGTTATGTTCGAACTCGTCAATTTGCCGTTCAAGCTCCTCTACATCCTTATCGTTAATCGTAAAGTCCTCATCCAGTTTTCCTTGGTACCCTGGGCGTGCCCCCCTCCAGAACATCTCAGCACTACCACCAACAACCTTTTCCAAGTCCATTAGCCTGTTATATGCAGCTTCCAATCTTGGGATACCTTCTACCTCCCCCTCAAGAAGCTGACTGACAACATGAATAACCCTGGTATGGTGGACATTGATCACAGAAGTAGAACCACCACCAGGAGTGGTGAATGTTATCTGGTATATGGTGGGCAGTCCGTATCGCTCATTATTAGGGTTCGTTTCATATTCAGAGATTATTGCATTAGCTTCACTTACTGGCTTAACATACTTTAACTTTCGATTACTCCCTTTAACAGGATTCTTCATATCAGAAGTGTTCTTAACGTCGTCAAAACCCAACACAAGAAGTGCATACCTACCTAACCCAGCAAGTCGGTCTATTCTTGAAAAGCATGACTTAACCTTCAACTGTTTTTCTAAGTCGTCCCAAGCCTTTTCGAATGCTGTGTAGTCCTCCTTGCTCTCCATTACAGTCAAAGAACCCCGCCAAGTTGCACTAACAGGTCGATCAATGATTGCCTTAGCCATATCCTGCCTACGATATCTAAGGTAGTAATCTTCAAATCGAACATCAACAGGATAACCAAGCGTGGCATACAAATCTCGATCACCATTATATTGCACACCCAACTTGGAGGCCAACATAGCCCTGCCAACCAACTCACTTAATGTGTTAAGTCTTGATTGCAATTCCCCAACCTTCGCCATCTCTTCACCTCGTTCTTATCAAGACCTTATTACGCAATATCGGGCCAGCCTGTCTTCTGCGTTTGGTCAAGAACATTATACCATATCTTAGAGCATCCATGGAATGGTCATTCTGCTTGACTGGCTTATCCTCTCCCTTAGCCTGCGCCTTGGCATCCCAAACATAAGATGCAAACTCCTTCCGAACATTCTCACATGATCTATGAACATACAATTGATCCTGTCCAAGTAAAGATGCCACTCTACGTATGCCGTCAACAACAGCATTATCGGCATCTTGAAGGTTCAGTCCTCTACGTTCACACTCAACCTTGAACGAAGCAGCTGAAGGGTCAACCACTACTCGATCAACGTGTACCTTTGAATTGCTTATGAACGTGATCAGGTCGTCGCAATGCTCAACGTTAGTCTTCTGCTTGCCAGTCGCTGACGGATCCCAGTAATATTCGTCAACCACATAGATAACCCCATCCTTCTCACCTAACAACACAAACACAGTCGGGTTAGAGGTTCCGTAGTCTATACCTATGCAGTAACGATCACACTTGGGAACAGTATCAACCACGAACTTGTCCTCATCCCAAATATCGTAAACTGCACCTTCAGCCTGCACCCACAAACCCTGAATGAACCGCTTATACCACAACCCTGTATATTCTTTCTTCAACGATCGAATATACGCTTCACTTAAGTTAGGATTGTCCTCCAACATGAAGTGGAACACTTTCATATCAAGTTCGTTAGCTCTGTCTATATAGTTAACTTTCAACCAATGATACGGAGAGTCGGGGTTCGTTGTTCCGAAGAACTTGGCCCCATCAACAGATAACCTTGATAAGAGCACTGTGAACATTGATTCTGGCCATATGGTAAGTTCATCACCATACGCACCAACAAGTGTAAGTCCTCGTATCTTCTCCTGTGATCGGTCGTCATTAGCCCCAACGATGTAGATGACCCTACCAGCAATATGTATTTCTGATGATCCAAGACTATACTCCATATACTTGCCCACGATTGCCCGCATGACATCAATAACATTCCGCTTCAATGTCCTCTCTGTCCTGCCTATCATGAGTAACGGCCCAGCTGGAGAAGTCCTGATAAACTCTAACCAACGAACAAGGGAACAGATGGTCTTGCCTGACCTAACTGCTCCCTCCCAAATATTCAACCTCGCATTCGATTCCAATATTGAAGTTATCCCTTTTTCGCTGAACCCACCCCAATCGAACGGCCCATTAACAGCACTATACCTGCTGATCATTTGCCTTTGCCTTCCTCAAGGAGTTCAGAACCCTTACGAGGTCATCGAGTGGGTGCTCACTCTCATCAATAGCATCATACTTGAAATCCCTCTGTCCGAGGTATTGCTTGCCTAACCATATAAGCATGGTGGCATTTCCTGATTCAGCTGACTTGAACTGCAACCTACGAAGAGAGGCTTTTCCAGGGGCGGAATATATTTTAAAGTATTCAGGGAAACCAGAATACCCTTTTCGCTTTATTGCACCATTGAGTGCCTCATAACTAACATTAAGAACAGATGCACATTCTCTACCAGTACAATGTAATGCGCATAACTTGTTGAGGGTCTCCCAGTCTATATTCTTTCTTGGGCGACCCCCTTTATTCTTACCAACTTTACTTAGATCTATATTAGACGGATTATCATCAGTCCTCTTTCTTGGCATTTATACCCCCCACTCCCTATTTACTTTTACTTATACACATATTCATCAAATAAACCTAATTGTCGAGGTTGCAATGCCTCAAACTCTGTCTTGAAGAAGTCCTTCCTTGTTTTACCTGACTTCTTCCCCTGTAAGGTATGCACGTCATATGCATACCTTGGGACTTCGATATGATCAATGTCCTCTATGTCCTCCATGAACTTTTCTGCCTCATCATCTATTAGTCCTTTATCATAAACCAGACATATTAGATGATCGGCATCCCTGTTCTTAAGGGCTTGACATAGAAGAATAACAGCCTTAGAAAGGAAGATCCTTCCTCTCTGAGGCTCTTTCTTATGGCACTTTTCGAATGCTTCCCAAAGTGCCATTATCTCTTGGGTGATTACCCCATGGCAATCCTCAGCCGATATTGTGGCCAATCTTTTCCAAACGTAATTGTAATACCCAGATTCAAGAAGTTCGAAAGCGAAAAACCCAGCTATTTTTGGATCATTCCTACGTATCGCTTTTTGGAGGCAAGAAGCTACAACATAAAAGTCGTATCCCCGTTTCGTCTTTAGCTCTTTCTTTTCCTTTTCCATTGATCCCACGACCTTTACCATTTTTTAGAAACTCTTCCTCCTTACAGTATTATACATCTCAATCTAAAATTTGTCAATACCTAATCGTGGCTTTAACGCCACCGGGGGTTCGAATCCCTCGCCCTCCGCCAACTTCAATGCGCACTCTTGGAGCGCAGATCCTCTTCCCACGTGATGAGCGAGTGGTAGAATTCGTTATCTCCGTCGTCAAGGCCGCGCGTTATCTCCGTCACATGAGAGTAGACAGCACCCACCTGTTCAACCACGTAATCTACAGCCACTTCGGGAAGGCTCTCCTCGCCGCAGGTGTAGATGTCGAGCGCCATATAGCCAAACTCGGGCCATGTATGCACAGACAGGTGGGATTCGCTTATTACCACTACGCCGCTCACGCCGTTTGGAGGGAAACGATAGAAAGAAACAGCCCATACTTGTGCCTTGGCGCGTCTGGCGGCTTCAACGAGCACTTCCTGCATGCGATCAACTTCGCCTATAATCTCTTTGCAGCCAGAAGCTTCTACTATGAAATGACGACCCCGAGGGCTCATTTTCCCACCCCCCCTTTGCTAAAGATGTTTCCTGAATAATAGTAACACGATCAGGGCTAAAGCAATCGTCAGGCTCTTGTGAACCGAGCAAAGAAAAATGGGAGGCTCTTAACCTCCCAGAATTCACTGGTGGAGCTGGGGGGAATTGAACCCCCGACCTCTTCCATGCCAAGGAAGCGCGCTCCCTCTGCGCCACAGCCCCGCTACTTAGCGAGGATCATTATATGTAGAATATCGACGCCTGTCAACAAAAACTGGTGGCTACGATCGTGGCTACTTTAAGGGTTGTGCATGTCAATTTTGCAAGATATCGTCGAGCCAGACATGCCTGGCGACATAAGGTATAATCGATCTGCACCGTAGGGGTTTAAGCTACAAGCTAACGTGCTTCGCTCAGCAATTTTAAAACTTCGGCTATTTCTGTTTTTATAGCATTTTGCCCCGGTTGTTCCGCAATTGGGGCTTGATTGCGCAGGGGGCTATGATGAAGAGAAAAGCAAAAAGTAAAGGCCTGACCCCGGGGTGGGTTGCGGCGATACTGCTCATTGTTGCACTTGGCCTTACGGGCACGGGAGAGGCCATTACGAGGGGGCAAGCGGTAGCTGAGATAATGAAGGCGCTTGAAATACCTTTGCGCACTTCCAGCGGAGAAGTGATCAAAGATATTCCAAAAGGTGCGCCGTACGAAGCAGCGGCCCGCTCTGCGGCGGTTTACGGGATACTCCCACCGGGGGAATACTATTACCCCACCTTGGAGATCACAAAGCTTGAGGCCATATATTTAGCCATCCGTGCCATGGGGTGGAATCATGTGGCCCAAACTTCCAAAAAACTCATAGCCGAAACTAACGGCACGTCCTCGCTTTCATCTCCCTTCGTTCCATATGTAGAGATAGCTCAGAG